AGATGCCCCATTTGTAATGGGTCCTCGACAAGCAGCAGATGCAAGGGCAAACGGAAACCGACAGAGGGATTCCGAAAGATTGAATAATCAATCAGATGGATCTGCTACAATAGAGGGTAGGAATGCTCAAGGGGAAGGAAGATCATCTAATTAAATGTTACAATTCTGTAACTTTTTACAAAAAGATGTATATAATTATAGTGTATGACTATATCTAAGGCTACATGGATGACTGAAGGCGACAATGTTCGCCTCTCAATGCCATTCTCTAAAGTTGATGTGGAGAGACGTATCGTCTCAGGATTTGCCACACTCGACAATGTCGACAAGCAAAATGACATTGTTACTACAGATGCAAGCGTAAACGCTTTTGCTCAGTTCCGTGGGAACATCAGAGAGATGCACCAGCCAACTGCTGTTGGTAAAATGGTTTCCTTCAAAGAAGATAAATATTTTGATACAGAATCTAAGAAGTTCTATTCTGGTGTTTACGTTTCTGCCTATGTATCTAAGGGCGCACAGGACACCTGGGAGAAAGTTCTAGATGGAACCCTCTCAGGCTTTTCTATTGGCGGTAGAATGAACAAATGGGACGATGCCTATGATGAGAAGCTTGAGACAAAGGTTCGTGTCATTAAAGAATACGATCTAGTAGAGCTTTCTCTAGTAGACAATCCAGCAAATCAATTTGCAAGTATCATGTCCATCGAAAAGAATTCATCTGGAGAGACAATAATTAAAGGCGCCGTTGCCGAGACACTTATTGAAAACGTTTTCTGGGACAAGCATTCTGGCTTGGTCCTTTTGTCAGAGAGGGAATCTGAGCTTAGCCCCGAAACAGGTGCGGCTATGGAAAATATAGGTTTCGTTGAAAAAACAGATAACGAAAAAACAGAAATGATAAAGTTCTTAGTTGATAGTGCTAAAGGCATTAATACTTCTAAGATGACCAAGGAGGTAAGTCCTATGACTGAAAAAAACACCGATGCAACTGTCGAAAAGGCAGTTGAAGAAGATGTAGTATCAGACCAGGTCGCACAAGAGGCAGAAGCTGAGAATGAAGAGCTTGCTGTTACTGAAGAGGTTGTAGAGAAGTCTGACGAGGTCCTAGAGACCGAGGAAGTAATCGAAACAGTCGAAGAGGTTGTAGCAGAGACCGTTGAGGTCCAAAAATCAGACTCAGCCAATGAAATCATGACAGCGGTTTCCGATATGAGGGAATCAATGTCATCAGCCTTTAGCGACCTATCATCCATCGTCAAGTCTCTTAACGAGCAAGTTGACGAATTAAAAAAGTCCCTGACAACCGTTAGTGCCGAGGTTGCAGAGTCAAAGCAAGAGTTTGGAAAGAGAATGGGCATTGTGGAAGATGCTACGGCTTTCCGTAAATCTGGCGATCTTGGCGAGATCGTACAGGAAAATGAACCAGAATTGGTTCATAAATCCCTATGGGGCGGACGTTTCCTCAAAACTGCCGACTTATTCAATTAAGTAACAATCACTTAGGAGGTGACAATATGTCGGAAGATATTAAAAAGAACTATCCAGGAGCAGCAGCCAACGAAGTTAATGGCGAAGGTGCATTTGCGTCTGGAGGTATCGGTGGAATAACGAATCCAGGTGCCGACACACTTGGTAATATTCCAACTGCCGAATTTGGTGTAACAACTGGTCCCAATGCCGTAAATCCTTCGGGTGATGCAGGTAGTGGGATTCTTCGTCCAGAACAAGCACGTCGATTTATCGACTATGTTTGGGACGCAACTGTTCTCGCCAAGGACGGTCGTCGCGTAACAATGAGAGCTAACACTATGGAGCTCGAAAAGGTTAACGTTGGCGAGCGTGTTATCCGCGCAGCAAATCAGGGTGACGCTAGCTACACCAATGCTGGAGCAACATTCAGCAAGGTAGAGCTAACCACCAAGAAAATCCGTTTGGACTGGGAAGTCTCAGCTGAAGCCCTCGAAGACAACCTCGAGGGTTCAGCACTTGAGGATCACCTAGTACGTTTGATGACAAATGCATTTGCAAATGACATCGAAGATCTAGCGATCAATGGTGACGGAGCTACGGGTAACTTCCTATCAATCATGGAGGGCTTTGTCAACAGGACAAAGACCAATGGTGACTCACATGAGTACGTTGCTACTGTTACTGACTGGACCCCAGAGGTCCTTCAGGGCATTATCAATTCACTACCACGTAAGTACCGTGCTCTAAAGAGTGGTCTAAAGTTCTACGCAGGAACAGACACATTCCAGAGCATCGCAAAGAGCAACGGAACTCTGACAGATAACATCTGGACTGAGGACTACCGTAATGCTTACCTAGCTGGAACCGATCAGGTTCTTGGCCAGGCTCGCACCACTCGTATTCTAGGTATTCCAGTAATGGAGGTACCTTACTACCCAGATGGCTACGTTGACCTAACATTCCCAAGCAACCGTATTTGGGGATTCCAGCGTGACATCACGGTAAACCGTGAGTACGTTGCCAAGAAGGACACAATCGAATATACTGTATTTGTCCGTTTTGGTATCCAGTGGGAGGAAGAGGACGCTGTTGCATTCGCTGACGCGGCTGCAGATAGCTAATCCTTAACCAAACCTTTTGAGGGGGCTGGGGCATTGTCCCCAGCCCTCTTATTATTATCTGATATAATTACATCAGGAGGAAAACATGCCAAATAAAAAAACAACAAAGCCTGCGCAAGAGTCTACGAACTCTATATCTACCAAAGATTTTGCAAAGAGAACAGTGCCAAAGCCAGTATTGGGAAACATAGATAGTGGTGCGATTGGTACTACAGTTCCAAATAAAGTTGCATCAAAAAGCAACAAAAAAGCACCTGCCAAACCTGTAGCAAAGAAGGTTACAGAAGAAGACAAGGCAGCTATCTATTCCACTAAAAATGTTAGCTGGGAGGGTGTTGGAAAAATCTACCGAGGTTACAATATCGTAACAAAAGAAGATGCCGATAAGTGGCTAACTAGAAACCACACAAGAATGGCAACCCCACAAGAGGTTGCAGAAGAGTTTGGTGTATAGTCAATGGAAATTTTGAGGGTTCAGCCGTATAATACAAATGCAGAAATTACTGTAACAGATGCTTCTACATCCTATACATATACCATAGAAGATATGGCAGATCGCTCAATAACCACAGGCTCAGCCACCTCTGGCGTAGATTCAAAAATATCAATACCGCTATCTTCTAGGTATGATAATCAGTACCTGATTACTGTAGATAATAGAGAAGTCTTCGCAGATGTAGTCAGGCCATATGTAGACCCAAATGTCAAGGGTACAACAGCTTCAGAGATTACAGAGTATTCTCGTAATGAAGAAGTTGCAAGAGCAGTAATTGACTCAGTAATAAGTCAAGGATTTTATTATCAGAAAAAGACAATAGAGATTACTGGCACTGGTGCAGACTATATACCCTTTTGGCAGGATGTTCGTAAGATCCTAAAGGTATACGAAAACAATGTCCTGGTTTATGATGCAGCTTCTCCAGAGCTATATGCTAGATCATTTGAGATCAGCCCTGATTCTACAGCAATGATAGAGTCAGCACCTGGATTAATAAATCGTTCTGAGTCATCACCTTTAGTATTGCCAGCGGGTGCTTCAGACTGGCTAGATGCCAAGTACGAGTTTAGAGGATTCCCAAAAACCTTTGACTATGTTCTGGTACTAGAGATTGGCAACATCGAGGTACCATCAGATATTGTTAGAGCCGCAGAGTTCTTGATAGATGACATAAGCTGTGGAAAGCTAGACTATTCTTCTAGGTATGTTTCAGAATACAATACCGATCAGTTTAAATTAAAGTTTGACAAGCGAGTGTTTGAAGGAACGGGGAACATCGTAGTAGATAAGATACTTTCTAAGTATGCTAAATCTATTAGAACACTAGGAGTCCTATAGTGGCTGACTGCAACACTAACGATTTTATGTTCCCTATGAACGCTGACATATATTACCCAATGGTAGAACAGGGTCCTTACGGAAACGTAAAGAAGCAGTGGATACTTGATAGAACTGTCGTATGCAACCTTACCCCAGGGGGCACAGCTCTAAAGGAAGACCTTAGGCCAGAAGTTAAGATAATTCAAGATAGCATAATCATGGGAAGAGTAAAGCAAGATGTTCGCTTTTCAACACGAAATAGTGCAAATTCAATAACTAATGTTTTAATTACAAATATTACAGACAAGAACTGTAATGAGATTTATATTGAGACAACTGGCCCAAGGGCTGGAAAGTCTACACTATTTGAAATAGCCACCCAAGAGCCTTACCCTGGACCATTCGGCGGAATAGAGTTCTACAAGCTTGTCCTTAGGCGCTCAGAGAATCAGGCAGTAGACTTATAATGATAAAAGTAACAGCTGACACATCAAGCTTTATGAAAGAAGTAAACAACGTCCTGCAATACTCTATAGGGTTTTTCGAGGGAGTAAATAAAGCAGAGCCAGTCTTATTAAATAATCTAGGAAAAGCAGCGATAGAAATGCTAAAAGAGTTTATTGACTCTAATGCTAGAGTTAATCCAGAAGCGCTACATCACATGTATGAGTGGCATGAGACTGGAAGCCCTTCAGCTAGACTTTTTGACATAGACTATGTAGTGTCTGGAACTGGCATATCATTCAGCTCAAGCTTCAGACAGTCAACATCCGTAAAGAATGGATCAACCACCGCATTTTACGATAAAGCAAGGATTATGGAACAGGGGCTTCCCGTGACCATCGTACCAAAAGCAGCAGAAGTTCTGGTATTTGAAAAAGACGGAGAGACTGTATTCACAAGGGGCCCAGTCACTGTAACTGAGCCTGGCGGGGCAGCTGTTAATCGTTCTTACGAAAAAACTTTGGACCTCTTTTTTCAAAACTACTTCTCTCAAGCATTTTTAAAGTCAAGCGGTATAATGGATTACTTAAAGAATCCAACAGCATATAGAACAAACCTACAAGCGGGTAAAAGATCTGGAAAGTCAAAGGGCATCGAGGTAGGCTATAATTGGATGGCAAACACAGGAGTTGATTTTTAATGGCTATAGTCTATGGCTCAACGCTAAATACACCAGTTTTATGGATAAACAATTATCTACAAGAAAAGCTTGGTGAGAATGTTGGAATAGGAATTCCCTTTTTCCCAAGCATGCCAGCAAATATTGATGACCTTACTGAGAGGTGGGTAGTCGTTTCGCCAAACGAAAGATACGGATACGCTGGAGTTATGGCAACTTGGGATAGAATGTTTAGGCGCAGACCAAAAGCTTTCCCACACATAAAAACAGAGCAGACTATATATTATTTTTATGCAACTGAAGAGAATGCAACAGAGCTAATGGTTCAGACACAAGAGCAAGTCTACAGGCTTATGGATCGAGAAGATGAGACTGCGGAAGAGATAAACCGTTGGGCTAGGCAAAAAACATCTGCTGGCGGCATCCCGATAAACAATCTAGACTCTGTTCCAGCAGAATTCTTTTTCCATAGCTTTAAGATTTATCAGCTAGAAGAAGTTAGAGACATAATAGACTTTGGGACTGCCAGGACTTATGGTGGAAACAAGATAATCATAGAATTTAACTATCATCAAATGAGCGCCAGGACATTGGAAAGAGTATCTGACAGTACTCAAATACAAATTCCAGATGGTCCACTAAAAAATACCCCATAACCTGTTATAACAAAAGGCTGATATAATTGTCTTGAGGAAACACGCCTATTTATCTATAGAAAAAGAGGTGAACAAATATGGCATATTCACGTGGTACAAGTGCTAACATCATTGTTGGTGCAGCAGCACTGTTTACATATGACCCATCAGCTGGAGCTTCCGAGCTTACAGAGGCTGATCTGCCAGCTTACGTTCCTGGAACATCGTTTAAGGACACATTGTCCGATGACACAGATTTCCGCAACGTAGGTTACACAATGAACGGTCTTGAGATCGTCTTCCAACCTGACTTCGGTGAGGTTCAGGTAGACCAGCTTCTTGACGTTGCAAAGCTATACAAGCAGGGTATGCAGGTTAACCTGAACACTGCTTTTGCTGAATCAACTCTAGAGAATCTATTGTTCTCTATTGCTGGTCAGGACTCCGACCTAACCGTCGCAGCTGGAAACCCAACCCTTAACCTGACCGCAGGTGACATCGGTGAGTGCCCAGTTGAGCGTGGTATGGTTGCAGTTGGACCAGGCACAGGAGACTGTGCTATTGGTGATGAGCTAGAGCGTATCTACGTTGCATATCGCGCACTTTCAATTGAAAACGTGACCGTATCTGCTAAGCGTGACGAGCCAACAATGTTTGAGGTAAGCTTCCGCTTGCTTCCAAGCGATGCTGGCTCTTACGGTAAGATCGTTGACCGCACCATCCCAGCTAGCTAATAGCTAAAACATAACTTAATAATAGAGCTACCCCAGTATCTTTTCAGGTGCTGGGGTAGCTTTTTTGTTATAATAGTAAGATGGCAACTCAAGTTTATGACTCAGCATTTATTGAATTAATAGATGGCACAGAGGTTTATATCACTCCACTAAAGATAAAGTATCTTAGGGAATTCATGGACGCATTTGAGCTTGTAAAGGCTGCAGCAGATGATGACGAGGCCATATCGCTTTTATCAAATTGTGCAAGGGTTGCAATGAAGCAGTACCACCCATCAATTAAAACAACTGAAGATCTAGAAGATAGCGTAGATATTAAGACTGTTTATAAGATTTTAGATATAGCTGGCGGAATTAAGATTAATGGAGAAAAAGAAGAACCCGTAAAAGAGCAGGCTACTAATGACGGGGAAGGCTCTTGGGATAAACTGGACCTCGTAAAGCTAGAGTCAGAGGCATTTTTGCTGGGGATCTGGAAGGACTATGAGGAGCTAGAAACTCATATGTCTATGCCAGAGCTTGTGTCAATTCTAGAAACAAAAAGAGAACTAGACTATCAGGAGAAAAAATTCTTTGCTGCAATACAGGGTGTAGACTTAGATGAGCAGTCTGGTAAGAAAAATGAATGGGAAGAGATGAAGGCTAGAGTCTTCAGCGGTGGTACAGCTGCCAATGCAAACGACATAACTGCCTATCAAGGCGTGAATGCACAAAGAGCTGGTTTTGGAATTGGTATGGGCCTAGAGTTTGAAGTTCTTACCGATTAGTAGTGCTTTGTGGTATAATTATCTAGACCTATTAAACGGGTAAACGAGAGGGAACAATGGCGACTACAGTCAACGAAAAGAAAACAGTCACACTTATTGATGGCACCAAGGTTGAAGTTCGTCCACTAAAGATATCATTACTTCGTGAATTCATGAAGAAATTTGAGGGAATCGCATCGGTGGCGGATGACAACGATAAGTCAATGAACTTGCTCATGGAATGTGTACAGATCGCAATGCGTCAGTACAAGCCAGAGCTAGCAGATGACTTGGATGTTCTAGAAGAAAACCTAGATCTTCCAACTGTGTACAAGATTGTCGAAGAAGCCTCTGGTATTAGCTTGTCTACTACTGCGCCTTCTGTCGGTAACCTTGGCAAATAATAAATAAAGAGGTGCTAGGTGAATGGCTGATTTTCAGTCCGATTGGAAATTTAATGTAGATACTTCCGATGCAATTGCGTCGATCAAGAATCTACAGAGACAAATATCAGCCTTTCATCAGGCAATGCAGCAGTCTGGATCTGCTTCTAACGCTGCCGCTTCTGCTAATATGCAGAGGAACTTGCTAAATGGTATAAACTCTACTGGCAAATTCGCAGCAACAATGACAACCGTCAAAACAGAGACGGAATCATTCACAAATTCTTTGGAAAGAAACCGCCTCTCTATGGGGCAGTATTTTCGCTTTGCGGGGGCATCTACAAAAACCTTTGGTAGGATGTTCTCTACTGAGTTCAATACCCTTAACAAGGTTGCTCGCGAAAGAGTAAAAACCCTTCAGACTCAATATGTAAAGATGGGTCGAGACGCCTCTGGCGCAATGAAAGCAATGGCCGTCAGGCCTCTAGTTCTTGACATGAATAACCTGGGAACCCAGGTAATGATGACAGCCCAAAAGCAACAGATATTTAATCAGATGCTTAGGCAAGGCTCTACAAATCTTCTAAACTTTGGTAAGAACACTCAGTGGGCTGGTAGACAGCTTATGGTTGGTTTTACAATACCGCTAACCATTATGGGTACTGCTGCAGTTAGAGAGTTTAAGAAAATTGAAGAGCAGGTCGTAAAGTTTAGACGCGTCTATGGAGACATGTTCTCTACTGATGTGGATACAGAAAAGGCTATAGATAGCATTAGGACTATCGCTGAAGAGTTTACAAAGTACGGTATTGCTATTGAGGAAACTATTGGCCTAGCTGCAAGCGTAGCCCAGATGGGTGCTGTCGGCTCAGATTTAACAAACCAGGTTACTGAAGCTACTAGGCTTGCGGTACTTGGTGGCATGGAGCAACAGAAAGCTCTAGATACCACCATCTCCCTAACCAATGCTTTTGGTATAGCTACAGAAGACCTAGCTGGAAAGATCAACTTCCTGAATGCTGCTGAAAACCAAACGATCTTGGCTATCGATGACTTCACCGAAGCAGTTCCAAAAGCTGGTGCAGTGGTATCTCAGCTTGGTGGTAGCGTTGAAGACCTTGCCTTCTTCCTTACAGCTATGCGTGAAGGTGGAGTCAATGCATCTCAGGCAGCTAACGCACTAAAGTCATCACTTGCTAGATTAATTAATCCAACAAAGCAAGCTCAGGAAGACCTTAGCAAGCTCGGTATTGACGTTATGGGCATTGTAGAGGGTAATGTCGGCGACCTAAAAGGCACGATCATGGAACTTGGAGAGGCTCTCGATGGCCTGCAGCCTCTTGAAAGGTCTCGAGCACTGGAAGAGCTATTTGGTAAATTCCAGTTTGCAAGAATGTCAACTCTATTCCAGAACATTTCAAAAGAGGGCTCTCAGGCTCAGAAGATACTGCAGCTGACACAATCAACTAGCGCTCAGCTACAAGTTCTAGCAGACAGGGAGCTAAAGCGTGTTGAAGAGTCTCCAGCATTTAAGCTTGAAAAACAATTTGAAAGACTAAAAGCATCACTAGCCCCAATCGGAGCCGAGTTCGCAAAGCTTATTGTTCCCATCTTAGAGTTTGCAAACGGAATACTGAAATCATTTAACGAGATGGATGGTGGAGTCAAATCTTTTGTTGTGGGGCTTGTTGCAGTTCTTGGAGGCATAGCCCCCATTGCACTGATGACCTTTGGTCTTGTCGCTAACGGTGTAGCTAACCTGATTAAGGGCTTTAGTGTTTATCGCACTATGCTCGCCAAGCTAGCTGGAGTTAATAACAGCGTACTAACAACAACGCAATACATGACGAATGAACAGCTCGAGGCAGCTTCAGTTGCTATGTCTCTAGCTCAGTCTCACCAGCATCTTACAGCACAGTTTACATCAGAGGCAGCCTCAATACAAGCTTTGATAATGGCATACCAAAAAGCCACGACAGCTCAGCAGGCTTACAACCAGGTCTCTCAGGTTACAGCTGCAATGAATGTAGCTAGACCAGTAGTTTCAAGAGTTGGATCAAGAAGGGTCCAGTCTTCTCAGGGAACCCCACCGCCAGTACCTGGCTTTTCCAATGGTGTCTTGTCAGTTCCAGGACCAAAGGGAGCTGGAGATATAGTACCAGCTATGCTCGCACCAGGCGAAGCCGTAATTCCAGCCAAGACGACTGCCAAGTATGGCGGCTTCATTAGTGACATAATTAATGATAATCTGCCAGGATATAGGTTTGGTCTAAATCCATTTGCAAGTATGATGGGGAGATCACGTGTCGCCGTAAGGACTAAGCAATCTGATTTGACCGCAATGCTTGCTTCTGGCAAGAACGCCAGGTATGAAAGTGCATTCACAACTGGAACTGGTGCTGATTATATTGCCAAGTCTGGCCTACCAAACCCGTCTCAACAAAGACTCAGGACTGACATGGAGCAGAAGATGTTTGGCCTTGGGCCAGATACTCCCGTTTCAGCAAGGCCAACATATGGATATGCAAGAATATCTCCGATTCAGGCATTCATCAACAAGATTATGTTTGGATTTAAGGGGAAGCAGTACAATGCAGTTACCTCTGGAAAAACTATTGGAAACAGAGGCAGCCAGGCTGGCTACCTCAATCCAAAGACTGGGATGTATGGGCCAACACCAGACTTCAAGAAGGACTCTCTCTCTAGGTATGGTGACGTTGACTTAATCACAAAAAGAAGTGTTGGAAGAAGGTCTACCGCCGCCGTTACTGATGCCTTGATGGACTACGAAAGATCTGGCTTAAACCCTAACTTCAAAATGTCTTCAATTCCAATGGGAGGTAGAGGGGGGGACGCCAATGCAGCCAGATTTGATAGGCTAAGTAATCCGTTCGGAACCTACCAGTCTGACCCAATCAATAACCCAAGAAGCTATACCTCTAATCCAAAGCCACCGTATGTAGAAACATATACTCCTGGAGGATTTGACTTAAAAGAAGTTTCAAAAATTCGAGTAGCTTCAAGATCAGATGCACTGGCATTACAACAGCTGGTTGATCAGTCTGGCTTAAAGATTAGAGTTACCCCACAAAATGCACCTGGTCTCGTAAAGGCTCTTGCAAACATGTTTGGAACTAGGTTTGCTGATGGAGTAGTCTCTGTACCTGGAACTAAGGGGGCAGGGGATGTAGTCCCAGCTATGCTTTCTCCAGGAGAAGCCGTAATACCAACTAAGCTAGCACAAAAGTATTCTGGACTTATTGATGGAATGGTTTCTGATTCGATACCTGGATACATGGCTGGCAGGGTTGATAGCTCAGGATCTGTATCAAAATTTGATCAAATCATGGATTACGATGCTCCGAGGGGCAGAAGGTCTGCAAGAAGTAGTGCTCAAATTATTGACTCGGCTGGTGGCAGTGGTAAAGGTGTAGCTACACAGCTAGGAGATGCAGGGGTATCAGCCAAGAACGCAATGAAGCTTATGTCTGAGGCAGCAGATAAAGCAAAGTTGAGTCTGGATGATCTTAGGTCCTACGTTGAAATTCTAACTCAAGAAATCGCTAACGCACCCAAAAAGCAATCAGGCGAGGTAGGGAGCGGTGAAAAGCTCGTTTCTTCAGTAAGAGAAAAAACTGGGTTTGATCCTAAGAATCAGGGAGACTCCTTCTCTCACATTGATGGTGGAGCTACAGCTTCTGCTGGTAAGTTGCAGTCTATGGGCAGCTCTGGAGAACTCCAGACATATTCTAAGGCCGAGCTAGACGACTTAATGTCTAGAGATCCTGGACAGCAGCTCGCCGTAAAGAGCGGTTTAGGTATTCCACTTCCTCAAAAGCTTAATGTTGAGATGGCCAATAGTGGTGCAAAAATTGAGGAGTTCTCTTCAGCAGTTCAAAATACTGGCATAGAAAAGTGGAATGACTCAATCAAGCACGGTGGTGGAAATGTAGAAAAACTTTCAGGACAGACCCAAATTCTTGAAAATGAATTTCAAAGGCTTACCGCTGCCGTCCCATCTGGGACAAAAATCTTCGACTCTAAGAAACAGGCTGCCGCCTCAGGCGTCCCAGCAACCAGCTTGCAAGAAGTCTATGGAACAGCAAGAAGCAATACTAAGTCACAGACACCAGAGCTAACCAAGGTACTAGATACTGCAGCAGCGACACCAACCGAGGTTCGTGGACTACAGGGAATTAGTCCAGGAAGAAGCAAGAGGAAGCCTCTCACCAAGGGAACACTCTCTGAACTAGAAAAATCCTCTATCGCTGACGGTGTTGGCGGAACAGTAAATAAAGCAGTAGATGCATCAGTTGATGAGGCTATCAATAGTGCAAAGAGAAAACTTGAGATTAAGTCTCCTTCAGAAAAAGCATCAAGAGAGCTTGGCCTCCCAATATCTCAGGGAATTGCTGACGGAATACGTGATGGTAAGCCTGCAGTTGACGCAGCCCTAAAAGACGTTACGGGGAATGCAGTCGGCGGAGCCAGGAGGTCATCATCGGGACCACCTCCAATACCAAGCTCCTCTCCACCAAGAATTCCTGCAGGCCCCCCACCACCAAAGCTTCCAACAGGATTTGGACCAGATCCTTTTGCACCAGCTCTTAATAAGATAGATTTGGAAAAGCCTGTAGAAGACTTTAATAAGGGCTTCAGGGGCAAGCTCAAGGGCTTTGGGACTAAGCTTGGATCAAAAGCATTAAACGCAGTAGAAGATAGCAATATCGGAAGACGATTTGTTTCGAAGTTGGCTTCTGGAGCTGGGAACACAGTTGTTGGTAGAAACGGTCAGGTCATATATGACGGAGATAAGGGCGTTACATACGACAGGTCTGGTAATGTAATTGCTGCTGGTGCGGCTCCATCCATGGCAACCAGTCAGTCAGGCTCAGGAGTATCTGACGCTAAGCCAGGCCAGCCAGCTGCAGATCTAGTTGTGGATGCCGATGGAAGCCCAGTCTTAGATTCTTCGGGAAACCCCATAAGCCAGAAAGATGCTAAGAAGGCACAGTCTAGACAAAACAGGCAGGCCAGAGCTGGACGAGTTGGGGCACTCATGATGTCAGCCTCTATGACAGCTTCAATGGCTGCAATGGCACCTGGCAAGGTGGGAGAGGTTGCACAGAAGGCAATGCCAGCCCTATTCGGACTATCTATGTTAGCACCTATGCTACTGGCACTGCCTGCCCCTATGGCAGCACTAGTTGCGGTAGTCGCAGCAGGAGTAGGCGCATTCTTCTTGATGAACCAAGCACTGAAGAAGGCAAAAGAAGAAGCTATAAAGACTGCCCAAGGCATGGCTATGACAAGCGAAAAGCTTGAGCAGCTAGCAGAGTTTACTGGTGCTGTCACCGCATCTCAAGAGGCTTCTCAGGTACGTGGTAATCAGCTTGCTGGAGAGGATGCCAAGAAGCGCCAGTTTGGTCAGTCATTCATAGACTCAGAGCCAGGAACTGCGATGCTGGACAATGTTCG